GGCATCAGCCCATTCTTTATAATGTTTTCTAATATCGTAACTATTAATCACATATTTCCTTGCTTTCTCTCCCATAGACCGTCTTAATTCTTTGTTATCTATTAATTTCTCGGTCATTTCTCTAAAATCTTTCTCATTATGGGCTATAAGCATATACTTTTGGTCTTCTTTGCCTTGATATGGGCTTAATCCATCTCCAAATCCTTGAGCTACGCAGGGAACACCACACATTGACGCTTCCAAGAACTTTATATTTGATTTACAACGATTAAAGTAATTATCTTTACGGGGGATTATCATTAAGTCAAGTTTTAAATCGTTTAACTTCTTTGGGTAATCCTTTATACTGACATAATCAACCCATTCTAAGTCAATGCTCTTCCAAAACTTAATTTCTTCACTAAATTCCTCTCGCATTACATTTCTTATTTTCTTATCAGCGTGATTGGTATAAGGAAGTCCGAACATTACTAATCGAACATCTTTTCTTTTACTTAATTCCCTTATGTATTCTTGGATAATCTCAAAGTCGCTGTTTAAAGTAACCGAACCAATTATACCAATACGGACAATATCACTTTCGTTTCTTTTCGGTGTCTGCCAGTCAGTAGGGTCTATGTAATTAGGAAGAACTACTACATTTTTATTTAACTTTCGGTATTCATCAGCCAAGAACTCGGTTGTAGTAGTTACTAGGTCAGCCATATGGACAAAGGTATCAAGTATTTCGTTTTTCTTTCCTAAAGTACGGAGTTTGTTTTTTGGTTGTTCCTTATAAGTATCATCGTTGTCAAAGACTATCTTTTTACCAGCCTTTTTAAGAAGTATCGCTGATTCTAGTCTGGCTTGTTCGTCTGGTCTTTGGAATATTATCGTATCAGCTTTAAGACACATTTCAGCATCCTTACTTCTATCTTTTATATCATTTAATGTTTCTCTATCACCACTAAATCCATTGTATAGCATTGGGAGATAACATCTGACATAAAAACACCCGTCATATATTGGAGAAATAAAGTATTTCATAGGATTAAATGTATCTATTACCTTTTAAGCTTTTCTTTTCATCTTCTTCTTGTTGTTTCCTTTCAGCACGGTTATTTAACCAATCCTCTGTTATTTCAAATCCATTGTTCATTCTATCTTGTATTTCTTCGGTGGTTAATACTGTCTGATTAGGATTTCTTTTATAAACCATTATAGTAATCCTTTAGATTTTAAACGTTCGTATGCTGCCCTATCTTCGTCATCCATAACTTCATTAAGTTTATTGCTTTCAATAGATCTTTTTTCAGCCAAACTCATTGGCGGGTGATTAGATAAATCTTCTTGACGTGTTTTAATCACATTAGTTGAACCCATTGAAGGGGGAAATACCTCATTACCATTAGCATCAATCCAAGTTCTACTTTTATTTGTTATTTCTTCGTTTATCATTTGCTTTCATTCCTGGGCTACCAGGGAATTACACCGATAGCCCAAGCAAATTAAATTAATAAATTGTGTTTTCGATTAAGAAGCAAGGGAAAGGATATTAACACCGAAAGTTACACGATTCATAGCAACACCGAATTTGATATCGGAAGTTGTTACGGTCGCTAAGTATTCAGGAATATAGTTAGATTGGCTTCTTACTAAGTCACCAGCCTGCATAGGAAGTTTGGCACAAGCATAATGGATAGCATCACTATGAGCTAAAGCATTATATCTGCCAGTTGAGCCAGAAACGTAAGGGATACGGTTAGATAAAGAAACCATAACACCATACAGTAAAGTAGCTGGTCTGTTTAATACAGGGTCATTTCCTAAAGTATTGATGTGAAGTTGGAAAGTGGTGATACCAGCAATCTGATTCCACCAAACTTTAGTGTCAAAGAAGAAACGCATATTACCGTCGTTTACTTCTTCCTTTGTGTTAGCTTCAATTACACCGATAGCAGCACGAATTGTAGAATCTACAATCGCAGTTGTGGAAGAACCGACAGAATCGGTAAATGTTCCAAATAAAGCGAAGATAGCATCTTCCAAAGTCATAGCAGCGGTGTAAGCAGCATTCTTAGCATACTTCTCCTGTGTGTAGCGAGAACGTAAGAATACAGCAGCTTCTCCGTCAGAGATAGCGAAGGAAACTTCCTTCCAGGTGTTAATTGTCAAAGTGACATTAGCGTCTGTTTGTGCGTTTAATACAACAGTTGTTAAAGGAGAACTTGTATAAGCACGAGTGTTAGCACTCATTTCTGCCATTGTGCCAGTATATAGAGTGTCGCCACCAGCTGCTAATTCATCAGAACGATTAGTGAAGAAACGAGCTGCGTGTTGTTTTTCTTTAGCAAAGTTGTTAATTCTTGGTGACCAAATTTTGTTGATGAATGCCGCAAGATTGGTTGGGGTCATTACATCGGCTGGGAAAGCTCCCATAATGTTTTAAAAGAGCACCTAGCGTTTACATTTTTTTTACATCTTAGCAAGGACAGCATCAGCGTCAGCCTTTCTAACAGCTTCAAACTCTTCATCTGTTAAAGGTTTCCCTTCGCTATTTAAAGGTTGTCCACTTGAAATAATCTGTGCGCTCTCTCTCCTTGCTTGTAGTTTTTTGTTCTCTTGATATGCCTGATATAATGGGTTAGTTTGTGCTTCCATTAAAGACACATCTTTTCCTTGAGCTTTAATTCCAGCTTGAATGAATTTAAGTTGTTCAATATCTTCATCAGATATTCCATCTCTCTTCATAAACCGAATGTCAATCTCTTCGGAAACATTTGTAAGGTTAGGTGTTTCTTGTTTTAGTTTATTAGGTTCTTCTACCTTAGCGGTAGCTTTTGCCTTGAAGTGTTCTTTTTGGGCCTTTAGAGTTAGGGCATACTTTTTCGCAGCGTCTGCGTCATCAGTTGTCCATTCGTCTGCTGGCTTATCCATAAATGACAGGTCAAGTTTTTTCTTTTCAGATTTAGTTTCAACAATCGGAGTTTCCTCTATTGTTTCCTCTTCATCTTCTAAGATGTCTTCGATTTCATTTGACATATAGTTTTGTCTATTTTAAAACATTTTTTAAACAGGTTTAGTCCTGTAATTTAAACTTTTTATTCTCTTTAGTGAGATTGGCACGATAGGAGTGTGCCGGACACCCTTATAAGGTTTTGGAAACCTCATTACTTCCGAAGTCTATCGTTATCTACGCAGATTTTAAATGAGCCTTTTCTTTACTTCTCCTTGTTTAACATTATTTATTCCATCAAGTTCTTTTAACCATCTATCAATTATCCTAACCGCATAAGCCTTCCCTAAAGTTTCTATCGCTATATTCTTATAATCCTTGTTCTTGTTTACATTCTTAGGAAGTCTTAATCCGTTCTTTTTATTTTCTAACATCTGGCGTATTTCCTGCCAACCACCAGTCGCCATTGTTGCCTTAATGTTTAGATTCATATTTATTGATTAACTTGTGCCATTAATTTATCTTGAGGAGCTGGAGTTGGTGGTGTCATACCAGTAGCACTTCCTTTTAACTGTTCAACCTGTTTGTTAAGTTCTTCAACTGTCATTGTTGTTGGAGTGATACCGTTGTTCTCTACCCATTGTCTAAAGTAAGGGTCGTTCTTAATTGCTGGATTAGCGGCTATCATTGGGATAATCTGGGAGTAAACATCATTCTGTTGAGCTTTATCAACTGCTTCTCCAACTACATTTAAGGAAATACCATAATCAAAGTTAAAGAATCCTTTTGGTATTTCTATTTTTCTCCCATTCTTTTCAATAATTGATTTAACTTCTTGAGAGATATTGTCTAGTTCTTCTTGGCTAGTTACAATTCCTAAATCAAGGTTATGTTTAAGAACTTCCATTTGTTTTGCTTTGACGACAGTTTCATCAAACAACTTGATATCCTTTATATCATCAATCATATCAATCATATCTCCACGATTCCATTTCTTAACAACGCTTGGGAGTATTTCTTCTGTTAAAAGATTTGATACTGTTTCTCCTATGCTCTGTTTAATGTAATCAAAAACAGACTTAGCGGCATTACTCATTACAGTCATACCCCTAAAAGGAGTTGAGGAAGGGAGTTTCTCTCCGGTTACGATAGCGGGAGTAAAGCAAAGAGTATCTGCTTGCTGTTCTATCTTCTCGAGTTCTGTTAAAAGAACATTAAATGCTCTGTTATCTATTCCTATCTGTTGTAAGTCAGTAGAATTGATTATCTGACCGCTTATAGCACCTTGTAGAATGTTTCCATAAGTATTTGGGTCAGCACTACGCATTAAAAGTAATGAAGCGATAGCAGTAGATTCAGCGTTCTGATTAACTACTGTGTTGGCTCGTTCCTGTAATGAGAATAAACGTTCAACATTACCAACTCTCAACCAACGACCACGATATCTCCCAATATGAAAATCATAATAAGGATTCTGTTCTCTTTTAATTTCATCTTCAAAAGCAATAACTTCTTTATCTCCATATCCAGCACCGATATAGTGTGTAAAATGGATTTTATTATTTGTATCCATTACTTCTCCAACACGCTCCCAAACTTCATACAAAGCATTTTCATTGGTATCTTGGTCTTTACCTTCTCCACGTTTAGCATTCTTAAGGATTAAATCAATATTATCCCAAGCCCCTTCCTTTTCTCGTATCTCTGTTTCAGTTAGATAGTGCATCTCAACAATATTCCCGTCCCTAACTGTTCTTAATGTTTGCTTAAAAGCAAGACGACGTAAATCAGATTCAATTAACTTAACTTCTTTTGTTTTAGGGTCGGTATATTTCTTCCAAACAATAGAACCATAAGTAGATACACCTTCGCTTAAGTCATTAAGCAAAAGAGAGAAATGATTATCTTTTAACCATTTCTTAAACTTTAACTTAAGTATCCAGGACTGCCAATAATTAGTTTCTCCTTTTCCGTATGGCATTAAGTCCTTAGTATCAAGGTCAATATTCTTAGCGAAGTGAATAACACGACTATTTGATATATTCCAGAAGATTAATCCCTCACGTTCAGCATCACGTTCTAAGTATTGATTATTAATGTAAAGATTAATACGTCTAATTGTGTTAAATTGGGAGAAATAACCGCCATCAATAGGAAAAGACTTTTCTTTATAATCTTTTACTTCTTCTTGAACAATTGTGCTAATTTTTTTCTTAAGTTCCATATTATCTTATAATTTGTCTTGCTTGTCCAAGACTTCCTGTAAAGTTATTTATTACTTGCGGTCTATATGAAGAGAATCCGTATCTTATGGCATCCATACAATGGTCAAATCCACCTTCTGGAACATTTATAATTTTATCTAGTTTATCAACCTGCCACAAATAACGATTATATTCTTGTATTAGATTAGAACTTCGTTTTGTTATACTAATCTTTTGGTCTTGAACATATTGAATACCTTGATTAATGCTATCTTTCCCTTTAACACAAGGTAATATATTTATTCCATATCCTTTAATTTCATCTATGCTTTTAGGCTCTGCCGAATCAGCTATTACTAAGGCCTTATCTATGTTATTTAAAATGTCTGATATCTGTTTATTACTTAATCCTTTTTGATAAGTAACTTCATCTAAAATAAAGCCTCCATTATATCTGTATATTCCGACAATAGCAGTTGGGTCATTAGTATAACCAAAGTCTAATCCATATCTTTCAAGTCTTGCTTCGTGTGGTAGTTCTTCTAATATAGCCCAGTCTTTATAAATCTTTCGTTCTGAACTGCTCGGTTCTCCTAACCATTTGTGTTTATACAAAGAGGGTCTTTTCTCTTTGTCATCTTCCATTTCTAACCTAATAACTTCTGGCATCATTCCATACTTTAAAGCAATATCATAATTGACATTGATTATAAGTGTGTTGGGGCGACCTTCTAAAACTAATCTATGATGAACTGGGTCATCTTCTAGTAATCTATTATATGTGTAAATTAACTGTGAACCTGGTTTACGAACTGTCGGTGTTAAAACTTCTAAAGAGGTGTTAGAAACTGTTTGTGCTTCTTCTACCCACGCTATATCTATACCCTCTGTGGACTTAATGCTCTGCTCGTTATTGTGTAATCCATTAAAGATAAAGTCAGAACCATTAACTGTATTTATAATTGATGTATTAGTAATCCTAAAATCTGTTAGTCCGTATTGATCGATTAAATTTTTTAATAATTGATATGAAGAATCGACAATAGAGTTTTGAAATTCTCGGAAGCAAGCTACTCTTATTTTACTCTGTCTAGCTCTTATCAAAAGTATTCTGGCAACGGTATGAGATTTTAAGGAATAACGACCACCATAAACTGCAGCCTCTCTCCAATCAGAATCAAAAAGTCTTTTAAATTCAATCGGTATTTGTATTTCTGTCTGTTTCATCATTAATAAATTTAACTAGAACTGGTTGTAATTCTTTACCGTCAGATTTAATATCTAAATTCTTAGCTAATTGAACAATATAATTCAAATACATATCAATAGCTTTTGTATCTCCTGCTTTAGCTTTTTCTCCTAATACCTTTAGTATTTCTGGACATTCTTTTTTAGCAGACATTAAACTAATTTCTAATGTCTTTTTCCAATTATCTGGCTTTGAGCTTTGATAATAATAAGTGCTTTCAGTTATACTCCATTTACTACAAAATTCCGCTACTGTTTCCTGTCTAGCGGATTTAGGTAATGCTTCTCTTTCTATCATAGCTTCAATCCAGTTTTCTGCCATATTATTTACAACTACTTTTCTTTTTTTTCATCTTAGCCATATTTATTTAAATTAACTATTAGACACAACGGGACTATCTACCTCTGTTATTAGCTTAGGAAGACGGATATATGATTATGACACAAACAGAAGTCACTTTCACATACCGGTCTACCTCAGCCAATATGCCTAAATGAGTTGACCCTTTCGGGCGAGCCTTACATAGCAGTCCCGTTCATTTCGCTTCTGGCTACCAACTAATTATAATTGGCACTCAGAGGGAAGCGAACATTGACTATTCAGCTCAAGACACTTCTATTTTACATCGGAAGCTTCTTACCACGATGCTGTTTGATTTTTCTATACCAAAGTTATTATTTGCTTTTTTTACTCTTACCAGCGGCATTAAGACTGATAGCAATAATTTGCTTCATTTGTTTTGCTTTACCATTAGCACCCTTAGATTTACCTTTCTTTTTATTATCAGCGATTAATTCTTTAATATTTTTACCTACGTTTTTACTTAACATATTATTTTTTCTTTTTAATTTTACAACCCATTTTATTTATATCTTTTATAAAGTTTATTTTTTTCTCCACTAGACATTCTTTCTACATCTCTTCTTGTCTTTTCTCTTAAATCTTTTTCATTCATCTTTGGGTGAGAAGCGTGGTTTTCTTCGTGAACAATAGTATTAATAATAGTTCTATCTTTTATTGGGGTAGGTGTTTTAACATTCTTATAA